AGTTGCTCACAGTTTGGAAGATAATGCCAGTGCTGTTGTAACGAAGGTCAACATCACATTGATACTCTTCGGACAGAGAATAGGCGAGATCGACTGCACGATCTGCGTCATAAGTGCCACCCTCCCAGGGTGCTGCATGACACATAACGTCGATTCGAGTGTTAGGATTCAGTCTCATGGTTTGAGTTTCAGTGTTCATACTACAGGGCACTTTGGACGTGCCCCTCTTTTTACCTCACATACAGGAAGCTACCATATTGGTCACACTTCTCAGGATGATCGACTAGATCATCGAGGTAGTAACGGATACCCTTTGCGGGTGCTTTGGTGGATGCTGGTTTGTAGCAAGCGCCAGTTTCTTTGTCGATGAACATGTAGATCGAACGACCACGAGTGCGTTCGCCACCACTCACCAAATAAGACCAGACTTTGATATACTTACGACCACCATCAATCTCAAGTTGATAGTAAGTATTGTTGCAACTCTCGATAGCGTTAACCTTGAACTCATTGTTGAGAACTTCGACCAGTTCTTCGGTTTCGTGAAGAGTAGAGAATTGGGGTGCGGTAAATGCCATAATGGTTCAGTGTTCGTACTGAAGGGCACTTTGGACGTGCCGCTATTTCACCCAAAGGCACTCATGAGTGGATTTAACTCACCAAACTCGTAGCTAGTTGGATCTAATCCACTCCCACACACATAATGAGGATGAGTAACAGGAACTCCCAGACGTTCACATAACTCTTTGTGGTTATCTTCCATCAACTCTATAGCATAGAGCATGTTGTTGAGGATATGATTAGAAGAATGATATTTCTGCAATTCTGAATGCAGTGCGAGTAGGAAGTTACCTGATCCAACAGAATTGTCAAGAAATGTGGAAGTAGGATCTTTCAGGATATGTTCGGGGATCTCTGATACCATTTGGGCACAAAGTTCCATAGGTGTGAATACCTCACCTGTGGTGTCAATACGTTCATCAGTCCTGACGATTGATGATCCTACGTTCTCATTGTGCTTGTTCTTTTTCTTCATTCTGTTCCTTAATCACTTCTCTGAAGTTGTCCCAGAAAACTACATTGTGATCAACACGTCTTGAGATCTCTGAGTTAGAAATACAATGAACATTTGCCATCGCATGCTTAGGGTGAACTCCCTTACATGAGGTGAAGATGATTACATTCTTTCCATTGTATTCTAGTCCTTCATTCATAGTTGCGTCAGCGGCAACATTAGAAATGTTGTCATCATTGGTCAACCATTTAGTAGGATCTGCCTTGAACTTCATCTGAATGGCGTTTGGCTTACCATCCAAAGTTGAGACACCACGACCATCAATACCACGGTCATATTCCATGTTTGGTTCATAGTCAGCGGTGTAAGTCAGAGTATGATCTCCATTGAAGAACTTGAAGAAGAACTCTGCAAACAACTCCCAACAATCACCCATGTAAGAGAGTGGATCATAAAGGTCAGGATCTTGTTTCTTACCCTCCTCCACAGTTCTCTTCATGAACTGTGCGAGGGTTTCACCCTCAACAATATGAGGGAGTTCGGGAATGTCGTAGACAGCAGGATGTTGAAGTTTCATGATTATCCGAGAAGCTTAATGACTTCGAGTTTGTTCCAACCAGACCACTTGAATACACTCATGATCTCTTGGATGTCAGGACCGTTAAGATAATCTACCAGTTCCTGAGCCTCCTCAACTGTATCACATACGGTGTAAACAATGATCTGAGATCCACCCATTTTGTTCATTACCCTGAACTCAGGATAACCAGAGAGAGTTACACCAACACGAATGAGATCGTTGTTTGGGTGAGATATATTGGTTCTCAATGTCTGTGCATTGGTATGCCAGACTTCAATCTCACCATTATCATCGGACCACTTAGATTTCTTAGAGGTGTGATACTCAGTAGAAATTTTCCACTCACGATTGTTAGTGAAACGGGAATAAAGACTCATGTTGTGTGAATTCACAACTGGAGGTAAGAAGTCATAACTGGACACATCCAGGGTTAGTGTTTCTGTGTCAGTAATGACATTAGTCTCACCAGTGTGGTTCTTGTCAACAACAATGCGACAGAAGGTAGAACCAACACCCTTGAAGTGTTGTCCAACAGTGAAGTCAATCTTCACAAGGTTGTTGCGAATCATGTTCCACATCTTACCTGGTGAAGTAATAGATGCAGGAATCACATAAGAGACAAGATCAGATTGAGTCAGAGCGAGCTCAAGGAACTGATGCCACAAAACCCAACGTTTGGAGTCTGAATCACCTTGATAAGGTGGGTTACCGATGATAGCATCGAACTTCATATCACATCTTTTCCAGTTGTTCATTGGGGGAACATAGTACTCAATTCCAGACTTCTCACACGTTTCCCTCACACTATTATAGTATTTTTCTTGTGAAGAAGTAAGATTTTGATGTGACGATTCGAGCAATACAAGATTAGTGTAACCTGCTTCCTTAAGGTGAGTGGATAGAATCAAGAAAGCATCAATGACACCAATGAGTGCATCTTTGGGAAGATCCAATTCTTGGACCATTGCGACAGCAAGTTCATCAGGAATGGGTTGCCGACCATCTGCAGGTCGAATACCCTCATTGAACTTTTGCTTGAATACTTCTCGCACCATTTGGTAGCGAGAAAGTTGTTTGGTTAGTGTATCGGTCATAATCAGTTAGTGTCTATACTACAGGGCACTTTGGACGTGCCCCTATTCATCAGAAAGACAACACTTCTCCTTCTTCATATTTGGTGAGAAGTTCTTCCAGGATACTATCATGTTGGAACTGAATGTCATAGTCTTTGATGAGACGTTTCAGGTTCTCACCATAAAGATCTTCAACCAATTCATCCTCTTTACCACGACCAGAAACCTCAGAGAGAATCTCATCAACGGGAACACCTTGAGAGAGTAATTGATGAACAATGTTGCGAATCAGTTGTTGAGCATCATCAGTATTGTCTGCGTGTTGAACAATAGTAACAATACCGTACTTCTTACCAGGTGATTTACGAATCACTCGACCCATTGCCTGAGTTGCTTTAATATTGGAGCTGATATTGCGAAGGAAAAGAGTACCAGTAAATGCCTTCACGTCAATACCTTCACCCAACATGTCATAGTGAAGAACAATCATCTTCTGTGTAAGATCAGAACCCAACTCATCTAACTTCTGGATGAACTTAGACTTCTGGTTTCCAAGTTTCTGTTCATTGATGTATCCACCATTCACAGAATCCACACTGAGAAGATCATATCCTTTCTTATTTGCCCACTTCATCAATCCTTTACGGATCTCTTGAATGTTCTTGGTTCCCCTACATGCGACCAGAATCTTATGAGCACCAGTCTCATGGTGTGCGGTCTCATAGTAGTTGACAGTCTCCATGATGGTGTCGATGTCAACAGAAACTTCATCCAACTCAGAAGAATTGGCGTTAGAAAGTTGTAGGTGAAGATAAGGACGAACGATCACTCCCAGGTTGACCAGATCAGCAAACTTCACATTAGCAATCTGTTCGCCATATACACCCACATTGTCCATACCAGCACCTGTCACACTACGAGAAGAAGTGTATTTGGGAGTGGCAGTGAAGAAGTAATTCTTCTTGGAAGTTTGTGAGATTTGTTCTACAGCAATGAAGTGGTCTGAAGAAGAGGCATTGTGTGCTTCATCATAATATGTGGCTTCAATAGGAATACCAGAAGAAACAATCCGATTCAGACTATCATAAGTCACAAACAGAATCAGAGGCAGTTTTGCTTTCTGTGCGATGCGATAAGTATCGGAGATCTCATCAACAACAGTTGTTGGAGATTTGGGTGGGATCACACGAAACTTAAGAGTAGAACGATCTCTCTCAAAGGTCTTACCTTCGGAAGAGATTTGTCTCCACATAAAGTTCACATCCTGAAGATGTTTGTCGAACTCATTGAACAGTTGTTGAGACAGTAACAACTGAGGAGCAACAACAACTACGACATTCCCTGGGTTCAGGAAACGACGAGCGTCAGT